ATCATAGGTAAAGATATTCTTGGGAACCCTTTTACTTTAATTGCGGCAATAATCGTAAAGGCTAAAAATGCCGCCGCTAGTGCTACTTTAAATGCCGCTGCGGCTATTAAGAAAATACCAGCAAATATTAAACGAATACCCTCAAGTATCCACCCCACGTTAACGGTAACCCCAAGTCCAACTGAAATAACACCAGCACCCGCACTGATTAATTGTATACCACTCTGTATAGCATTAAACAACGAAACTGCCGCATCATAAGTTAAATAAAGACTTAAAACTATTAATACGTATTTGAGTATTGGCCATATGAATGAAATAAAGTGAGCAACAAATAGTAAAACTAAAAGTGGGAAAGTTAAAACGTTAATCAATATGTTAAACACAAAAAATATTGGGTCAAAGTTTCTAATTATATCATTTACAGGGAACGTATTTACCGTCGATTTACAAGATCTGTTATCAATTTCTTTTATCCCTAAATGTCTTGCCCTACCAATTCCATTCTTGTATCTATCCAAGAACATTGCGGTCGTATAAACTTTATTATATTTAAACTCATAGAAAGTATCTTCACAATCGATCGCTTCTTGTGGGTTAACATAATCATCCCAATCTAAACTGAACGCATATGACTTTAAAAGGTTGAATAGCGTTTCAGGGTAAACCTTGAATGTGAAATCTTGGGTAACGTTAGGGTTTACGGATGTACCGACTATTTGAATTGTGTCCCCGACATTAAATGGTATTGAATTTTGAGACCCCGTATATAGAACACCATTCAAATATATTTCATATGATGAATTATTAAGTGAAGTTTCAAATGAAATACCCGCATCAAAACCAAATGATTGTACTTCTGTTACACCTGTAACTAAACCTGGTTGAATTTGGTAAGTATAGGTTTGTGTCGCTTGATCAAATGGATCATTACCTGATGTTGACCACCCGTATTCTTTAACGTTTGGTACTAAGAAATTGGCTCTTTGGAAACTATTCTGTAGTCCTTCCTCATTTTGCCACTTCATTTTAAATCGGTACTTACCTTTTGTTGGTATACCTTTACTAGGATCATCGGACAATACTTGTTCTCCGAATTCATTTGTGAATACGTAATCCAAATTCATTGGTACGTTAAGGACATATGTTCCATCAGGATCAATTACTTTACCCTCCTGTTCTACTTGATATACCTCTAATATCGGTAAACCTTGATCATCAGAATTAATTGTTTGTCGTATTGCTTGTATTTCACCAGGACCTGCAACCAACTCACATAAATTACCTGTATTGTTTTTTGGTTTACATCCAATCTTCAATGCATCGTCATTTGTTGTTGATATAATTGACCCCATAAATATGGAGGTTGGTTGGATACTGATATTCGCTTGTTTGGTCAAATCAAAATCAACTCGTGTAATACCAACTTGACATAACTCTTGATCACCCCAAAAAGGAGCAACATCAACATCAAACACCAAATTTTTAATTTGTGGTAATTCTCTTAAGTTTGTTGATGATCTGAAGGTAGACCCGTTAACTTGTGTTTCAGTTGCTAACCCTTGTTGTATTAAATCTTGTGGTGATAAAGAAAAACAACCAATATCAGATAAATCGACATCCATTACAATTGTTTGAGTTCCAGTGGGAACCCCAAAAATCATAAAGTCACCACTATCATTTGTTGTTACAGTAAATCTGTAGTATTTGTCGTAAACCTCAATATATGATTCATCCATTAACACATCTCCAACATTAGGAAATGTTCCTGTCGATTGGTGTCCTTTATATGATGGTAGTTTAGGTAATAAATTATACCTATAACCTTCTTCATTGGTATCGGTTATGGTTCTATAGGGATATAGTTCGGAAATTACAGGGTCAAATTCATCCGCATCATCCAATGGGATAAAAACCGATACTTTAGCATTTGGTAAACCAAATCCGTTATTAACAAAAACACGACCAACTACGACACCGTAATCCGCACACATTCTTGTGTATAAATCATTTGCAAGAATCTTTAAGGAAAGCACTTCCAAAGATTCCCAATCTTGTTCTAAATTGACATTAATATATTTGTCAACACCTACTTCGGTTCTTATTCTATATGATTTGGGCATTAAAGATTTCGTTTTTTCATAAATAGTTTATTTCCTATTTTAAAAAAAATAATCTTATTCTTGGAAAAATAAATCGCTACGAGAAGTTTACCGCTTTTAAGTTCAATACCCTTACATTAATGTCCTTATTTGGGTATCTAATTTGGTAAGTTTGTGTTGGTGTTGCAAAGATAGTATCTGCCGTTGGTTGTATCTGTCTTGTTAAAGGATCCGCATATGGCATCGATGTTTGAGCCGATGAATATTGACCACCAACTTGATTAAAGAATAGAACATCAGAAATACTCACAATACCATTTTCGGACTGTAGTATTCGTCTTAATTCAGAGATATTAACGTTTTGACCTAATTCTCTAACTAAGGGGTTAAAGAACTCTGACACCAACTGTATTACTTTGGCAATAACCGCACCTTGATTTTGACTATTATCTAAAACAACATCAACCGTAACTGAAAGATCTATCGTTTCTGCTGCTTCTATTGAAATGTAGTCATTTATCATACGATAATTTGATAGGTAATTTGCGACGTTTTGTTTTAATGTGTTTGAAACTACGTTCGTTAAACTACCACTTGTATCGTAAGATAACATTTTAATTTTTATTTTATTATTCTCTTCAGTGATCGCAACTTTAGCAGGTGCACCAAATTGAGAAGGCATTGTTCTTATAATTGAGTTGTAGTCATTCACCGTAACCGCTCTATTTTGAGCCGCGAAGTTAAATGCGACCATGTTTCTCACGTCTTCAGTTGTTGGTAGGTTAGCACCTCCAATAGCCGCAGTCACATTATTACATTGTAAACTATTAATAACACTTCTGTTGACAGAATCTGATGGACCATTAACCGCAAATGATACAGTACCAATCTGGTTGATTGTATTTATACCTAAGTTACTTGATAATCCACCACCAATCCTATATTGAACGAATAGAGTTGTGTTTGGTGTCAAAGCAGCACCCATAGCAAAGTTATTAGTATATCTACTTAAATCAAAACCTTTACCGTCACGGGCAAATTCTCTTAATTGTTGTTCTGCGGATATATTACCACCACCAAAGGTCATTTTACAGAAACCTTCAGGTGTATACTCACTAATAAATTTGTTTGATGTTGTTATATATCTACCTACTTTAATACCAGGTTGATCAGATACTTTAGTAGGGTCTTCAATGAAAACTCTATCTTGTACCAAAGCATCCACCTCAAACCATCTCTCAGGACCTACGGTGATAAAATCTTGTGGTTGTGGTATTGTTGAGTATTGTGTTCCCGATTTAAGTAAAACACTTGTAATACCCAAAACATTTTTTTCAGGTAAGAATAATTCTAAATAAGGTCTAGCGTCGTTAGCGGTAATTACTCTCTTATAAACTTTTGTAATACCATTAACAACAACTTCTCGTTTAAGAATCGTATAATTAATAAGTTTACCACTTGAGTCAAAGTTTGGTATTTTAACTCGGTTTGGTGAACCCTCAGCATTTATTGGTGAAGCAAAATCAATATCATACACTGTTTCAAAAGGTTGTCCAGCACCATTAACTTGAGATCCTCGTCTTAAGACACCACAATATCTTAAATCTTCCCTATCTCCAAAAGCAGGTACTGTAATTGAAAAATCAACTAAGGCAACTGACGGTCTTTGACCCGGTACTTTTAAACCATAAGTTCTTGCAATATTATAAACGGAGTTCTTTTGTTGAGCAAACTGTAATACAGTTTCTTGGATGCTTCTATCTATTTGAAAGTTAAGGTTATCCGTAACCGCCGCATTCAAATCTAACATAACAGAGAAAATACCCGCATCGTTAAAATTTTGAACGAGATCAGGGTAATACGTTCTAGTGAAGTTAATTAACTCAGTTCTTACTCCTTGAAAATCTCGGACTGTATAAGATATATTCTTTTCTGCCATATACTATTAAATATTGATAATGATAAAATCGCTAGATTCAAAAGCAGAATCCGTTATTCTGTAATCTATTTTAATTCTTGCTGTGTGTTCTAATTCTGCAATGTTGGTAACTTTAAATTCTCGTTCACCATCTTGATTTACCGTGAATCCTTTATCTTCTAATCCCGCAGATGCCGGTTCAACAGTGATATTGGTTACCTGTAGGTTTGGCATGTAGTTACCAATTGTATCTCTAATTTCAGATTCAATATCCGAAAACGTTGGTCCATCTAAAGGTTCAAAAATATACTCATAAAGACGAGTACCAAAATTGGGTAAGAAATACCTTGACCCTTTTCTTGTTAAAAGTAAGTGAACTAAGTCAGATCTAATTTCAGCTTCGGTAGAATTTGTCACATCCAAATATCTACCTGTAAATGAATCCACAAAAGGAAAAGAAATACCGTATGTAATGCCATTTGCCATATCTAATAAATATATGTCGTGATTATTTCTAATAAATAGATATAAAATAAAAATCCCGACAATGTGTCGGGATTAATGTCGTGATTAATGTCGCAATTAATCTTATTAAGCCTCTTCTGTTTCGTTATCGGGATCCAATACTTTAGCAAGTCCTAATAATAAACCTGTCACACCCCAACTAATCGCAAGTCCTGCAGGAAATCCTGTCATTGACGCGATTAAGATAGCCGCGGGTACTCCACCCCAATTTCCGATATTTGCCGCTCCAATGTCTCTCATGATTCTACCTAATTTTTCTTTAGGTGTTTCATTTTCTTCTTCTTCACTCATTTCACCATCCATAGCTTCACTCGCAAGATCTTTAACCGCATCATGAGCATCTTTTGCCGATGAATACTGATCAATACCCAAATTATCTAAAACGTTTTTGATTTGATTTTTTTCACGATCAGATAGATTTGATACAATATCTTCTAATTTCATTTGAACTTTAGATGAGTCAACAATTCTTTCTACTTTTTTAGATGCCATGGAATCCTCAGCATCTTCTTTTATAATTCGTTTAACAATATTTGCTAAATCATTTTCATTAAGTCGTACTATTTTTTTCATGGTAATTTTTATTTATAAATATCTCATATAAAAAAAAATCACGACCGAAATCGTGATTTATTGTTTTTTTAGGAAGAACATCCAAAACATTCAAAATCTGAATTTTCAGGTTTTGACGGTAAATTTAGATTACTATATTCAACTTTCGGTGGTTCAGGTGTTGCTTTTGGTTTTTGTTTTTTTGAAATGTCCATTGCCAAATGTTTTGCTCCTGTTGAAATCGCTTTGGTTCTCACATAATAACAAAGTGTTTTCAATCCACTTTCCCAAGAGTGGAAGTGTGATGAGGTAATCTTTGATAATGTTGGATTAGACATATAGATGTTCATTGATTGTGATTGATCAATGAATGGTGCTCTATCTGCCGCCATATCAATAAGTTGTTTTTGTGATATCTCCCAAATTGTTTTGTATTTAGGAATCAAATGTTCAATTCGTTTAACTTTCTTATTGTAATTTTTATCTTCAGGATCTAAGTAGTTATTGAAATTAATGTTCTGAATTGATCCTTCATTCATAATAATTTCATTCTTCAAATCCTCAGACCATATACCTATTTTTTCAAAGTCCGTGATTAAATATTTGTTCACAATCATAATCTCACCACCAACAACTCGTCTGTTAAAGATTGCTGAGTGTGCCGGTTCTGTCATTTCATAAGATCCTGTGATCTTCGCTGAAGACGCAACTGGCATTTGTGCTGTGAATAATGAGTTACAAACACCATACGATTTAACACTTTCTTTCAATTTGTCCCAATCCCACATTCCTGATAGTTGTGTCTCATCAATATTCCACATATCAAATTGGAATACTCCTTGAGACATTGGTGACCCCTTGAAGAATTTGTATTGTTCGTATTTTCCATTCATACACAACTGATTACTTTCGTAGATCGATGCGTAATAGATTGTTTCAAAAATGTCTCTATTTAATTTTTTTGCTTCATCAGACGTGAAGATATAATCCATTAAATAAAATACATCTGCTAAACCTTGTGTTCCAATAGCAATTGCTCTTTGTTCTAAACCACCTTTTCTACCTTTTTCAGTTGAGTAGTTGTTAATATCCACAACTTTATTGAGTGATCTTACAACTTTTCTAACCTCATTAAATAAAAGTTCAAAATCAAACTTTCCTGACTTAATAAAGTTTTTCAATACCATAGATGATAAGGTACAGATTGCGGTCGTTTCTTCATCAGTATACTGATAGATCTCATTACAAAGATTTGATTGTTTAATCACACCGATGTTTTGGTGATTAGTTTTCTTATTCGCATTATCTTTAGAACATAAGTAAGGAACACCAGTTTCAACTTGTGATTCAATAACTTTAGTCCAAATGTCTTGAGCCTTAACTTTTTTACCAAGACCCATAGAGACCGCTTTGTTATAAACTTCCTCATATTCGTCACCAAAACACTCTTGTAATGGTTTTAATCCTGATTTCTCAATATCGTTAGGACAGAATAAATACCAATCACCATTTTCTTTAACTGACCTCATAAAGTTGTCAGGTATCCAAAGTGCGGTAAATAAATCACGAGCTCTCAATTCTTCAGCACCTGTATTCTTTTTAATGTCTAACAAATCAAAGATATCTTTATGCCAAGGCTCAATATAGATTGCTGCTGAACCTGGTCTACGACCTTGTTGATTAAAGAATCTAAGTGATTCATTAACAATCTTAAGGTATTTTAACAAACCACCAGCATATCCACCTGAACTAGAAATTCTACTTTCTTTACTACGAATGTTAGACATTGATAGTCCAATACCAGCGGCATCAGATGAGAACGTAGATATATCAGTCAATGTATCTAACAAACCTTTTCTTGAGTCAGAATCATTATAATGAAGTACACAAGACGCTAATTGAGGAACTCTAGTTCCTGAATTAATCATAATAGGTGTTGCCTTTGAAATTAATTGTTCTGATAAAGATCTATAGTATTCAAATGCATCGGTGATGTTTGATGTAACCCATAATGCAACTCTCATATACATATGTTGTGGTCTTTCAATAACTTTACCATTTGGTCGTTTCAATAGGTACATTTCCTGTAATGATCTCCAAGCGAAGTAATCAAAGTTGTAATCATTTTCGTGATTAATAACCGCATCGATAGTATCTTCACCATACTCTTTAATGGTCTCAATAAGTTTTTCATTAATAATCCCATCCTCATAAAGTTGCATCATAGTTTGTGAAAAACTATCATTTGTTTCTTTATGGTATGAAGAAATTGCAACAGACGAAGCCAATCTTGAGTAATCGTGATGACTACCGGTGTAAGATGCCGCGATCTCATAAACTAACTTATCAAGTTCTTTTGTGGTTACTTCACCTTCAGTTGGCACTGATGTGATAACCTTAATAAAAATCTCGTCTGAGTTTACATTCAAACCTTTTGACGATCGTTTTACTCTGTTGTAAATTTTTTGTGGGTTAAATGAGACTACCTCACCACCTCTTTTAATTATTTTTAATGACATGTTATAAAATTTAAAAATCGTCTGTGAATGCTATAGTTTCGTTTAATTTCGCTTTTTGATATTCCATTGTTCTTGATTCAAAGAAGTTACCTTTAGTTTCAACCGCAATTTGTTCCATGAACTTGAATGGTTGTTCTACGTTAAATTCTTTACTACAACCCATTTTAACCAGTAATCCATCAACAACAAACTCAAGATATTGTTTCATTAAGTTTGAGTTCATACCGATCAAAGAAACAGGAAGTGATTCAGTAATAAACTCTTTTTCAATCTCAAGAGCCGACAACACAATTTCTTTAATTCGTTTATCAGAAGGTTTATCCTCTAAATGATTATTCAATAAATGAATTGCAAAATCACAATGTAAGTTCTCATCTTTAAAGATAAGTGTGTTAGCGTTACATAAACCTTGCATTATTCCTCTTGATTTCATCCAGAAAATAGAACAGAATGAACCTGAGAAAAAGATACCTTCAACCGCAGCAAACGCAACTAATCTTTCAGCGAATGATGCGTTGTCAATCCATTCTAATGCCCACTTCGCTTTTTTCTGTACAGCCGGTAATCTATCAATTGCATTGAAACATTCATCTTTTTCTTTCGGATTTGAGATGTACGTATCAATTAATAGTGAATACATAAGTGAGTGGATGTTTTCCATCGCCAATTGGATTCCATAAAAGAACTTCGCCTCAGGGTATTGTACTTCTCGGTAGAAGTTTTCTGCCAAGTTTTCGTTCACAATTCCGTCCGATGCTGCGAAGAATGATAATACGTTTTTAATAAAGTATTTCTCATTTTCTGTTAATGTTTCCCAATCTCTGATGTCATTTGTTAAATCCACCTCTTCTGCCGTCCAAAAAGCCGCTTGGTGTTGTTTGTAATATTCCCATATATCATTGTGTTCAATAGGGAATATGACGAACCGACCAGGATTTTCTACTAGTATTTTTTCCATTTATTCTAAATTTTTTTATTTGTTAATTTGACTGTGTTTCTCTTTGTTTTCTCTTTTCCAAGAGTTCTTTAACTCGTTGTCTTTGTCTTTCTTCTTTTTGTTCTTCAAGACCCAAGAACGTTGTTGTACTTTCAGTGTCAATTTCAATCATTGCATTGTCGAATTTACAATTCTCAAATATAACCCCATCATCACCAATTCGGGACTTAGTTATTGCAATGGTTGCTAATTTCATTTCTTTTTGTTGTAATGTCTTAGCCACCGATATGATAACGTGTCCTACTTGTGCCTTTTTAATTGATCCCCCCATTTGATCTGTTGTCACAACCTCTGAAGATATTGATGATCGGTTACCTTGCGTTGC